TACCGCCGCGCGCGTTGATGCCGGCCACGCGCATCACTTCGTCGACGTCGGCATCGATACCTTCTGCCCAGTTGCGAATCCATTCTTTCGACTCGGCGGCGCGTGCATCGATACCTTCCGCGGCGAAGTCGGGATGCTCCCAGACATGACGCAGCGACGTAATCATGCGCGGGTACACGACCAGCCAGAAGTCGTCGCCCTTTTGCACCGAAGCCGGCAGAAACGGGTCGACGATGCCTACCGGCTTGCTGCAACGACCCACCGTGCCATTTTCCAGAAAACCGACATGGTCGCCGGCGCTCAGCTGTTCGCCGGCCGTAACTGGCTCTACCGCCAGGTGAATTGCATCGCGCGCCTGGTCATTCTTGTTGATCAGCATACCGAGCGTTTCCAGCGCATCGGTGTGCACACTGCGCTTGTCCGCTGTCGGTTTCTTGTTAGCTTTTGCCATTTTAAAACGTTCCCCATTCAGTGTAAAAATCTTTGGATTCCACAGCCGGTTCAAACGGCGCGTCATCCTCTTGTATTGCCTTGATATCTTCCCAGATACCAAACTTGGCGAATGCCGGGGTTTTCGCGACATAGTCCCGGCGCAGCGTTTCATTCAGCAGCGTCAGCACTTCCTCGTCGAAGAAGGCGCGATTCGGTGATTGTACTTTCCCGTTGTGTTCGCCACCCTTGGCTTTTGCGTCGCGCAGCCAAAGTAGAAAGCCGACATCTTGCTTGTAAATGTCCACGATCTTCATGCCCTTGTATTTTTTACTAAAAGGCATCGTGTCATTCAAACCAAGCCGGCTATCCATTACCATTTCCCTTACTCCAATCGTTTTAGATAAATCACAGTGCAAAGCTTATTGTCGTTGACAATGTGCGGACCAAAAAGTTTTTGCAGGTAAGAAAACAATCTATCCGCTGCACCTTCTGCGCTGTTATTCAATTCTCTATGATTGAGCGCGGCATGATCGCGGCACATGTCGCGAAGCTTACCTACGCCGATGGCGCACACGCGCGCCCGACCAAATACAACCTTGCTCTTCTCGTCCAAAAGCAGAACCTGCTGGCCCACCTTCAGTTTCTTCCCCAGTGTACCGCCAAGCCGGAAGGTATTGAAATAGTCCTCGACACCTTCGACTGGCGGCACAAAGCCGATCGTTTGTATTTCCATCCCGCGCTCCCTAAGTCATCATTGACTGATCAATAATGACATTATAGTTCAGCGCGGAACTAGATCACACAGCGAACAGCTTGTTCAGTTCACCGATGGCGTTGTCGGCGCGCAGCTGGTCGGCCAGGGCGCTCTTGCCGATTTGCTTGCCATCCCATTCGACAAAGCCCTTGCGCGGCTCGGCCAGCTTTTCCAAAGCGATCAGCGTCTCGATGGTCGACAACTCCGGGTTGAAGTAGGCGATACCGTCGTCGGTGAACGACAAGCGGATCGTGCATTCATCAAACGGCTTGGTCAGCTTGGACTTGACGCACTTGATGCGAATGTTCTGACCCACGAATTCTTTGGCGCCGGCCACTTGCTTCATGACTTTCTCGCGGGCCAGGGCCATGCGTACGGTGGAGTAGTATTCCATCGCGCCACCGCCCGGGGTCGTGGTTGGGTCGCCATAAGCCACGCCGGGCTTGGTGCGAATCTGGTTCAGATACAGGAACGTAGCGTTGTAGTCTTCGGCGGCAATGGCCATCGACTTGAGGGTGGTCGAAGTCACGCGCGCCAAGGCGGTCGTGTCGTTCATGGTCAGTTCGTCCATGGCCTTGCCGGCAGACGACGCCGGGACTGCCGAGGCGATCGAGTCCATCACCATCAGCAGCGGCGCTTCCTCGTGAATCACACCTTTCTCGCGCACCCACTGCGCGTATGCCAGCGCCTGCATGTTGCCCTCTTCCCAAGTCCGCGGCTTCTTGTACGACCAGTACGGCGGCGTCAGATCGAGCTTGAAGCCGTTTGCGGCAACTTCCTGGTTGAACGAGCGTTCCCAGTCGCGAAAGCCGGCACAGCCGCCCATCGCTTGCGCCAGGGCCATCCAGAAGGTCGCCAGCGCGGTCTTACCCGCCGAGGAAGGCCCGTAGACTTCAACCAGGCGACCTTGCGGCAGGCCGCCATCGGCGCGGCCGGAAATTGCCTGATTCAGCGGCAGGTAGCCGGTATCGATGAAGTGGGTGACGGTAGCCGACTCGTCGTTACCGCCGAGCTTCTTGTCAAATTCGTCCGCGAGCGAGGCAACAGTTGCCGGTTTCAGCGTTGGGCGGGCGTAAGTGGTGGTCATGTTCTTCCTTTACTTTTGAAACGGTTTAACGAATTCGTCCAGATTCTTGAGAATGCTGGAAAATGCCAGTTCTTCGCATACTTCCGCAAACAGGTTCTTGTCGAACGCTGGTGCGATGATGCGGGTTTCAGACTTGTTGGGCGGCTCGACGCGCAGCAGTTGCATCAACTGGAAATTGCGCTTGTAGATCAGGCGCCCTTGACCGGGCCAGGTTGCGGCGTGCTTGGTCCAGGCGCGGGTGTCGTCTTGGTCGCCGCTATAGGTAGCAGCCATGTAAGCGTCCAGATCGTGTTCGCACGTGCCCAGAAGACGCTGCTGGATTTTGCCCTTCGGTTTGTGCTCACCGGTCGCGCAACGTCGCCAGAACTCGCGCATGCTCCCGAATTCAGCGATAAATTGCGGCGCGTTCTTTTCGCCCAGGCCACCGACACCGCCGATGCAGTCGGACGTATCGCCCGTCAGAATCTTGGTTTCGAGGTACTCCATCGGGGTTTTGCAGCCGGTCTTGTCGTAGAAATTGGCGGCGTTGACGAATTTGGCATCGTCGCGCGGGTCTTTCCACCATACGTTCTTGCGCACCAGTTGAATCCAGTCGCCATCGCCGGACAGCAGACCGACCATGTTGCTCGGGTCAGCGGACAGCTTCTGCACGAAGTAGCCAGCCAGGTCGTCGGCCTCTTGCTTATAGCTGGTCATCTGACGCACGCCAAGGTACTGCAGCAGTCGTTCGATGAATGGCTTTTGCTGCGCGTACGACGCCTTCATGGCGACCTTTTCGGGGGTGTCCTTGCGATTGCTTTTGTATTCGGGGTGCAGCGCAAAACGCCAGTCCGCGCGACCGTCCCAAAGCACAAACGGGTTATAGTCGGGGGTTTCGATCATGGCTTGACGCAGGGTCTTGATGATCCCGTACGCTGCCTGGGTTTCCATTACGCCGCACGTGAGACGCATTGCTTGTTGACTGGCGTAACCGAGCGAGTTTCCGTCCACCAGCAAAGTGTAATTGGCCATCTTTCCTCCAGAGGGTAAAAGGGCCAGCGCATAGGCCGGCCCTTGATCACAGTGAGACTACCGGGATTTAGTCCGGCAGGCTGCTCAGGAGGTCATCGATATCGCTATCGAGCGTCGGCGCGGTTGATGCAGCCGATGCAGCCGATGCAGCCGATGCAGCCGGCGCGTTGTCCAGGTCGAGGTCCGGCACATCGTCGAAGGGTTCGACAGCGGCAGGCTTGCCGGTCAGACGCGGTGCACCACTTGCCACGGCGCCGGCAGCAGACGGCAAAACGCCCGCGACGGCATTGACCGCACCGATTGCGCGACGTTGCTGCTCGTCCGATTCTTGCTTGACGTAGTCGGCCAGGTTGTTGATCTTGGCGAGCACCGACACGTTGTACGGGTGGGTTTTCGGGCTGATCTGCGCGGTATAGGTCGTGTTCAGACCCTTGCCGTCGCGGCTGATGATGATTTCCTTGCCGTTGGTCGGATCGAACACGGCTTCGGCGCCCCATTCGCTGATAATCTCGATCAGCTGGCCGAAGACGCCACGCTTGATTTCCAGGATTTGCGGCGTGTTCGGCTCTTCCGAGTCCAGCAGCAGCGCGTTGACCAGAACGGTACGCGAAGCGCGGCTTTTTTCCAGCACCTTGACGGTGTCGTCGTCGCCGCAGTTCTTGATGCCTTGTGCGATGGCGTTGCAGACCGCGCAGTCCTTTTCATGGGTCGCGGAAGTGCACAGGTAGACGGCCTTGATGGTGTCGGTTTCGTCTTTGACGAAGTGTTGACCGAAGTCCTGGAAGAAGATTTCCTCGGCGCCCTTTTCCCAGCCGGCCAGCAGACGGATGCGATTCTTGCCCGGTTTGAGTTTGGCGGTCTTCTCAGCTTTTTGCATCGAAGCTTTTTTCTGACCCAGGAGGGCCATCAATTTTGCGGAATCCATGTTGTATCTTTCGTAGTAGTGGTTTGTAAGTGCCTTTAGACCATCGGTCGTTCAGCACTTTGATTATAGCTCAGTCGTGACTTAGAAAGCAGGCACGACCGAGAATTTTTACGCAGGAGCTTCGCCCTGATCAAAGATGTGCCAGACCAGGCCGCTGCTCATCATGACAGTGCCGATGAACGGGCCGAGTTCAACCGAAATCGGGTGTCCGGTGCCGAAGATGCGAATCCGACGCTCGACCAGTGGATTGTTCAGTTCGACCAAGACCCACAAACACAGCATGCCGGCTTGTTGAGCCACGTGCAAAATTTGCGCGCCGGTCGGCATCATTACTTCCTGCACATCGGTTTCCTTCAGATAGTACTTGAAGACATGACGAATCGCGCTCATCATTCGCCCTTCGCCAGCGCAGCAGCACGTGCCTTCATGTCGGTGTGCGACTGGGCTGCAGCCATGATGCGCACCGCACCCTTACCGTCTTCGCGACGATCGGCGCCCAGCTGAATGATCATGTCGCGGTGTTGCTTCATGGCTTCGACACAGCCCTTGGCGATGGCTGCGCGCGACTCGGCTTCGATCAGACGATTTTGAATCGAGCCGTAGCGCGGGTCGCTCAGCACGGCGCTTTCGATCATCTTTTCCGTCACCTTGCCTTCGCCGCTGATGGCGACCTTGGCCATCAAGTCCTTGCGGTGCTCGTTGTAGAGCTTGGCTTCGGCCATTTCGACCTGCACCTTGGTCCGCTTGGCCTGGGCTTCGGCACGCGCTGCCAGTTCGGCGTAGTAGGCGAAGTTACCGGCCTGCTCCATCATGTGTTTGTCGAGCGTGGTTTCGGACACGCTGATGTCGCTGCGGAACTTGTCGATATCGATTTCGAAGTCCAGTCCGGCCAGGGCGGCGCCCGGGCGCTTGATGGTCTTTTCTTCGGGCGGCGGATTCGGGTTCGGCATGCTGGTCGCCAGCTCTGCCAGTTTTTCGTTCAGGTCGTGGTCTTGCGCCGCCTTGACGACTTCTTCCAGCTTGGCTTCTTCCACCGGCTCTTTGACCTTCGGAACGTCGCTCGGGTGGGTCTTCTTTACCGCGGCGGCTTTTGCCGCGATCTTGTCCATCGCACTTGGTGCGACCACCGCCTGCTTTGCTGCCGCCACGCTGGCGCCCATTTCCGCGTCCAGCGAAGCCAGTTCGTCTTCGATGTTCGGCTCGACCAGTGCATGATCGCTGACCTTACCAGCGTTGGCTTGAGCGATCGACTTCGCCAGGTGTTCGCTGTTCGCCGCGGTGGAGGTCAAGTGCTCGGTATCGTCCAAACCTGCCAGCGGGTCATCTTCGATCAGCGGCACACCGGTGTTTTTCGCGCTGTTGGCCAGGCTGGTCGCCAGCGATCCGACGAATTCCCCCGGCGTGCTGGTGCTGGTGGAAGCCAGTACCACTTCATCCAGGTCGGCCAGAGGATCTTCTTCTTTAGCCGGCGCTGCAGTCGTCTTGACCACAGCTGGCGGCGGCGCGACCATGCCGACAGTTTCCGCTTCCAGTTCTGCCATCAGGGCATCGAGGTCTTCGTCGCCAATCGGGGTTTCTTGTTGTGCAGCCATGCACTTCTCCTTCGTGTTGTAGGTCTATCGAACTATCATGTTACGGGTTCCGCGACCCGCGGCGCAAGTCAGTTATGACTTATTGTTCAGGCGATATAACGCTTCATTCCAGAATCTCCGCCACCTTGACAAACACAGCGTTCAAAATGTCCTGCTTGCTCGGGTCGAAATGCACCTGCTGCGCGTTAATGCCGCACACGATCGAGGCATTGAGCTTGGCGTCGAACACGACTTTACCGACCAGTTCATTCGGCTTGGCGCCAGGGATCAGGTACTTGATCGCGGCGCTACCGAGCGCAACGATGATGGGCGGATTGATGATTTCAATCTCACGCTTGAG